TGTAAATACAAAATTCGTAAAAGGATTTAGAATAGGGTCATATAATGGAACATTAATGAATGGATTAAGCTGTAATTCCCCTTTATCATCAGTATCATATAGAAATACATCTCCATTGAATACTTCATCATTTAATTCAACTCTTATTAGTAGAAATTTAGGTCCAAATAAAACACAACTTTCTTTAATAACTATAGGAGAATATTTAACTCAAAGTGAATTATTTGAATACAATGCTTTAGTTTCTACATTAATGAATGCTCTTTGGACTGTTTAATATAATATAAATAAAAATGGCACAAGCAAAAATAAAAATAGCAGATATAGCGGCAACAGGAACACCTAGTTCATCTACATATTATAGAGGTGATAATACTTGGGCCACTGCTCCTTTACCTGCAGGTTATAACAATACTAATTGGGATACAGCATATAGTGAAAGAAATAGATGGGATGGTAGTGTAGTAGGCTTAACTGCTACAACAGGAAGAGTGTCGTTAGGAATTGATAAAATTACAAATTTATTAAATGCTAATTATACTGCATTAGTAACTGATAAAGTTATTGCAACAAGCATAGCGTTCACTGCAGCAAGAACAGTAACTATACCTGCTGCAAATACTGTAAATGCAGGATATGAACTTATAATAGCTGATTTATTTGGAACTATTACAAGTACTAATACATTAATAATTGCAAGAGCAGGAACTGATACTATAAACGGAGCAACTTCTATAGTTATTGGAGCAGCATACGGTATGAGACGTTTATTTTCTGATGGAATAAGTAAATGGACTTTGGATGCAGGAGTTATGAGAATTTCTGATTATATTGGAACTACATTGACTCCTTCTGTATTAATAGCCACTGATTCTAATTCTAAGTTACAACCATTATCTACGGCAATATACCCATCATTAACTGAACTTTCATATTTAAAAGGTGTTACAGGTTCTATTATTTCGGGTTCTTTAACAAGTAATTATATTCCTAAAGCATCAGGAGTATCTACTCTTAGCAATAGTTCTATACAAGATAATGGAACAACAGTTACAATTACAAATAGTTTATCAATAATTGGATTACAATCATTACAAGGAACAACAGCATCTGATACCGCTCCTTTAGGTTCCGAACTAACAACAACAGGAACAAGCGATGGGTCTTGGACAGGAACATCATTTGCAACAGGATATACTCATACTTCGGGAACAGCTACAGCATTAACAAGTACATTAGCTGCTGTTATTGGAAATTTATATAGAATTAATACAACTATTACGGGTAGGACCGCAGGTTCTATTACACTTACTTTTGGAGGGGTAACATTTTATACGGGACAATCAACAACAAGAGCTTTTGCCCAAAAAGCTACAGCAACAACATCTTTAAATATAACACCTACAAGTGATTTTGACGGAACAATAGTTTTAAATATTCAAGTAGTTGGAGTTAGTTCATCTATTACTACTTGGAAAAATACATCGGGAAATGCTGCTGAAATTAGAGGAACTACAAGTAATTTATTTATCGGAATTAATGCAGGAGCACATTCTACAGTACTTGAATCTAATAGTTATTTAAATACTCATATTGGACATCAATCAGGATATTGGGATGTAGGTAGAAGTAATACATCTTTAGGATATCAATCACAATATTTAAATACAAGTGGAGTATCTAATGTAGCCATTGGATATAATGCAGGATATACAAATTCAACATCAGGCACTAGTACCGCTATTGGCGCTCTTTCATTATTTAGTAATACAAGTTCTGCTAATACTGCTATTGGCTCAGAATCATTAACTAACCTTAGTGTAGGAATTTCTAATACTGCAATAGGAACTCAAGCAGGTAAATTTATAGTAGATGGAGTAACTGCACTTACTCTTGCAACTAATAGTATATTTTTAGGATATAACACTAAGGCATTAGCAGATAATCAAGCTAACCAAATAGTTATTGGGTATAACTCTACAGGGTTAGGTCCAAATACAACTATATTAGGAAATAGTTCTATAATAGGTAATTTAGTTTATGGAAATAAATTTTTTACTCAAAATAATCCTACAGCTATAACTGCTACAAGCACACTAACTATAGCTCAATTATTAACAAATATTATTACTGTAACAAGCGCAATAGCAGTATCTTTGACTTTGCCTACAGGAACATTAACAGATGCAGGGATATTAGCAGGAGCATTACCTATAAACACTGCCTTTGATTTTACAATAATAAATTTAGGTTCAAGTGTAGGTATTGTTACTTTAGTAGCGGGTACAGACCATACTATTATAGGACTTGCGACAATTCCTATTGTATCTCAAGCTACATTTAGAACAAGAAAAACAGCAGCAAATACATACGTAACTTATAGAATATTTTAAAATGGACATTCGTAAAATATCAATAGGACCTGACTATAAAAATGGTGCAATGCACTATATAGTAGGTCAAAAAGTACTTGGAGATTCAAATGAAATTCACCTAATCAAACATGATGTAGGTACTCGTTCGATAAAAATATATATTATTAATGAAAAAGAAGAGGTAGTTCTGTGGAAAGAGTTTACCTTTACAATTCCAATTTCAATCGAATTTAATATAAACTTTTAATGAAATCTCCATTCTACTTTATAGCAAAGCCTGTAAATGGAAAACGTTATGATAATACAAGGGATATTGGGGGTACTGATTTTATAGTTAGTACTTCTGAAGAAGACCATAGGTTTTCTAACAGATATGCTGATGTCATAGAACTTCCAATAGGTTATAATGGTCCTATATCAATAGGCGATACTCTTCTTGTGCATCACAATGCATTTAAGTTCTATAATGATATGCGGGGTCGTCAAAAAAGCGGTAAGAGTTTTTTTAAAGATGATTTGTTTTTTATAGAGACAGACCAATTTTTTATGTATAAGAAAGGTTCCGCTTGGAACGCTTACGATAGATATTGTTTTGTAAAGCCAATTCCATCAACAGAGTCATATATAAAGAAACCATTCAGCGAAGAACCCTTAATGGGTCAGATGATTTACCCAAATGAATACCTAGTTAGTAAAGGTATAAATAAAGGAGACTATGTTTGTTTTACTCCCGATAGTGAATATGAATTTACTGTTGATGGAGAAAAGTTATATAGGATGTATGACCATCAAATAACAATGAAGATATGACAGGGTTTCATGGAATGCTTGAGGAATATGGAATAGACTTTAATAAATTAAAAGAATATTTAAAATCAGAAGAATTTCTTGAAATTGCAGGTCCTGTTGTAGATGAAAAAAATGATAATTATCAAGTAGACAAATCAGTTATAGATGGTTTAGGAATATTCTCAAATAAAAATTTTAAAAAAGGAGATATTATAGGATATGCAAGATTGGGTAATACAAGAACTTTAGCGGGAAGGTATGCTAATCATTCAGATGCAAATAATGCAAATTTTTATTATACTGATAATAGTCAAGATGCTAAGTTAGTTTGTGAAAAAAATATCTCTGTAAATGAAGAAATTTTAATTAACTATAGAAATCATTTGATAATATGACAACTAAAGAGATAAAACTAAAGATAATTGCTGCGGGCCACAAAGCAGTATTAGAGTTAATTAAGGTTGCTGAAGATTCAATCTTGAATAGTTATACAGATGGTGATGATGGAAGCTCGGGAAACTTAGCGGCAGATAAATTAAAAAATGCGGCAGCTACAAAAAAGCTAGCTATTTTTGATGCGTTTGAGATTTTAAATAGAATAGAGTCTGAAAGAGAAAGTTTAGACTTAATGGAAAAGGGGACAAGTAAAATAGATACAAAACAAGGATTTGCAGAACGAAGGTCAAAATAATATATATACTATAGCGCATGACTATGTACCCGCTAATGCCATTACTAAAAAGAATGGTAATAAGTCTTGGATATATGGTTACAACGACCAATATGATATGGTTATAATATCTAAGACAGGTCAGATAGGCGACATAGTAAATATATCAGGTATCTATATTGCACTTCCTTTAGCTCCTAAAAAATGCTTTCAAAGAAGCGCCACAAAAAGTGAACAGTATTGGGAAAGAGAACCTTTACCTAAACAACTCTCAAAAATACAATCAATATTCCAATGGAATGATACGCCTTCTGAGTTTAAGAATAAGTGGGTTGATTATATTGAAAATGAATTCGATGCTAGAGAGAGTGGAGTTTGGTTTATGAACAATGGAACTCCTACTTACATAACAGGCTCTCATTATATGTATCTCCAATGGTCTAGTATTGATGTTGGTTATCCTGACTTTCGTGAAGCAAATAGAATATTTTGGATATTTTGGGAAGCGTGTAGAGCAGACTCGAGATGTTTCGGAATGATATATCTAAAGATTAGACGTTCAGGATTTTCTTTTATGTCTTCTTCAGAAGCTATAAATATAGGTACTCTTGCAAAAGATGCTAGGATTGGTATCCTATCTAAGACAGGAGCTGATGCTAAGAAGATGTTTACAGATAAAGTAGTTCCTATAAATATAAGACTTCCATTTTTCTTTAAACCTATTATGGATGGTATGGATAAACCTAAGACAGAATTGGCCTTCCGTGTACCGGCATCTAAGATTACAAAGAAGAATATGTACGAGATTGAAGATGAATCAATAGAAGGATTAGATACATCAATAGATTGGAAAAATACAGATGATAACTCCTATGATGGAGAAAAATTATTATTCTTGGCCCATGACGAAAGTGGTAAGTGGACTAAGCCTTTTAATATTAAAGAGAATTGGCGAGTAACTAAAACTTGTCTTCGTTTGGGAGCTAAGATAATCGGTAAGTGTATGATGGGTTCAACATCAAATGCATTATCTAAAGGAGGTCAGAACTATAAAGACATGTACGAGGAATCATTAGCAACAAGTCGTAATGCTAATGGTCAAACAAAAAGTGGACTATATTCATTGTTTATTCCAATGGAATGGAATATGGAGGGATTTATTGATAAATACGGTATGCCTGTATTCTATAAACCTGAAGTACCTGTACTTGGAGTAGATGGTATGATGATAAAGAATGGAGCTATTAATTATTGGGAGGCAGAGGTTGACTCTCTTAAGAATGATGCAGATGCTTTAAATGAATTCTATCGTCAGTTTCCACGTACTACGTCTCACGCATTTAGAGATGAAAGCAAGCAGTCTTTATTTAATCTTACAAAAATATACCAACAAATCGACTACAATGATAGTTTGATAAAAGAGCACTTTGTAACACGTGGTTCTTTTCATTGGAAAGACGGTATTAAAGACACTAAAGTTATATTTACTCCTGATACTAGGGGAAGATTTTTAGTTAGTTGGACTCCTGCTAAGTATTTACAAAACAATGTACACTCAAGAGGCGGAATGAAATATCCCGGGAATGAACATATAGGTTCATTTGGATGTGACTCTTATGATATATCTGCGGTAGTTGGAGGCAGAGGGTCTAATGGTTCTTTGCATGGACTTACTAAGTTCAATATGGATGAAGCTCCTTCAAACGAATTTTTCTTAGAATATATTGCAAGGCCTCAAACAGCAGAGATATTTTTCGAAGAAGTATTAATGGCATGTGTATTTTATGGTATGCCAATTCTAATTGAGAATAACAAACCTAGATTACTTTACCATTTTAAAAATAGAGGTTATAGACACTATTGTCTAAATAGACCTGATAAGCAATATAATAAATTATCAAAAACAGAACGTGAACTTGGAGGAATACCTAACTCATCTGAAGATGTTAAGCAATCTCACGCATCAGCTATTGAATCATATATAGAAAAGTATATCGGTATAGATTTTACTTCTTCATATAGAGACAATGATGATATGGGAACAATGCCCTTTACTAGAACTTTAGAGGATTGGGCTAAATTTGATATTAATGACCGAACAAAATTTGATGCTTCTATTAGTTCAGGATTAGCTATTATGGCTAATCAGAAGCATTTATATATGCCGGAGAAAAAAGATTCAAAAATAAGTATTAACTTCGCAAGGTATTCTAATGATGGTTCAACAAGTCAACTAATTAAATGAAAAACGTAACAATAGATATTACATCTTCAGTATTTCCAAGTCAGTTAGCAACTGATGCAGAAAAAGCATCTCAACAATTTGGACTACAAGTAGGTCAAGCTATTCAATATGAGTGGTTTAGAAAAGATGGAAACAGTTGTAGATATTATGGTCAATGGAAAGAATTTCATAGACTTAGACTATATGCAAGAGGAGAACAGTCAATTGCAAAATATAAAAATGAATTAGCTATAGATGGTGATTTATCTTATCTAAATTTAGATTGGACACCTGTGCCTATAATTCCAAAGTTTGTTGACATTATTGTTAACGGAATGGCTGATAGATTATTTAAAGTTAAGGTATATTCGCAAGACGCAATGTCTCAAGCTAAAAGAAGTAAGTATCAAGATATGCTTGAAGGGCAGATGGTTGCAAAACCTGTGTTACAAGTCATAAAAGAAAAAACAGGATTTAATCCTTTTACTACAGACCCTGAGAAGTTACCTGAGACAGATGAAGAATTAGCATTATATATGCAACTTAATTATAAGCCTGCTATCGAGATTGCTGAAGAAGAAGCTATTAATACGATATTTGATGAAAATCATTATAATGATATTCGTTGGAGATTAGATTATGATGCAACAGTACTTGGTATATCTATAGCAAAACATGAATTTTTACAAGGAACAGGAGTTAAGATTTCTTATGTTGACCCTGCCAATGTGGTATATAGTTATACAGAGGACCCTTATTTCAAAGATTGTTTCTATTGGGGAGAAATAAAAACTCTACCAATTACTGAGTTAATGAAGATTGACCAAAGTTTAACCAAAGAAGACTTACAAGAAATTACTCAATACAGTCAAGGATGGTACGATTATTATAATGTTGCTCAATTTTATGAGAATAGCGTGTTCTCACGTGACACTTGTACATTGATGTATTTTAATTATAAGACCACTAAGAAGATAGTATATAAAAAGAAAATTCTTGATAATGGCGGTTCTCGTGTTATACCAAAAGATGATACGTTCAACCCTCCTGCCGAAATGATGGAAGAAGGGAACTTTGAAAAAATAGAGAAAACTATTGACGTTTGGTACGAAGGTATTATGGTAATGGGAACTAATATTCTTTTACAGTGGAGATTATCTGAAAACATGGTAAGACCAAAGTCATCATCTCAACATGCATTACCAAATTATATTGCGGCTGCACCACGTATGTACAAAGGAGCTATTGAGTCTACAGTTAGAAGAATGATACCATTTGCTGACCTTATTCAAATTACTCACTTAAAGATACAACAAGTAATAAATCGTGTTGTACCTGATGGTGTATTTATTGATGCTGATGGACTTAATGAAGTTGACTTAGGTAATGGAGCGGCTTATAATCCTGAGGATGCTTTAAGACTTTATTTCCAAACAGGTTCTGTAATCGGTAGAAGTTATACTCAAGATGGAGAATTTAATAACGGTAAAGTTCCTATTACACAATTGACCTCAAATTCAGGTGCGGCAAAAACACAGATGCTTATTGGTAATTATAACCATTACATGGATATGATTAGAACGGTAACAGGTCTAAACGAAGCTAGAGATGCTTCTACTCCTGACCCTAATTCATTAGTCGGATTACAAAAGTTGGCCGCATTAAATTCAAATACAGCTACTCGTCATATATTAGAGGGTGGTTTATATATCTATCGTTCAATGGCAGAAGCATTGACATATAGAATTGGAGATATTTTAGAATACTCTGACTTTAAAGATGAATTCATAAATAAAATTGGAAGATATAACGTCTCTATTTTAAATGATATAGCAGATTTATACATATATGATTTTGGTATATTCATAGAGGTTGCTCCCGATGAAGAACAAAAAGCTCAATTGGAAGCTAATATACAAGTAGCTTTATCTAAAGGAGATATTAACCTTGAAGATGCTATTGATATTCGAGAAATTAAAAATCTTAAACTTGCTAATCAATTATTAAAGATGAAGCGAATTAAGAAACAAGACAGGGAAGAACAAATGGCTATGCAAAAACAAGCTATTAC